GCTCCGTTATTACTTCCAGTCATAGATATACTATTCCAAGTTTGATTATTTTTCACGAAAAAAGTTGTAGCTAAAGAACCTGCAGTTACTGTTGCATCTGTTGGTGTACCTATATCAAAAGTGTTACCGAGAACAGTTCCGAAAAAAGTATCAGAAGATTCAGGGTTTGAGGTAAATGTAATCTGACTGCCTGTTATTGTATAGGCTGCTGGGTCTTGAATGACTCCTGATATTGAGATTAAACAACTAGCTTCGTTTCCTGGAGATATAGCAGTCCCACTAACCGTTAAGTTAAACGGTCCCGGTGTTGATCCAGTGAACGATCCTGATATGTCGTCCAGTATTTGATATGCTCCTGTTAAGGGAGCTTTTCCTACGTAAGCCAATTGTACTCTCCTTATTCAGTTGGGATAGGGTTTGCAGTCTTCACACTTGCTACGTGGTCTTTCCAAGTAGTTGTACCATCAACGTTGTCGTGGTACTGCATATCTAACTGTGAACCGATATCGCCATAAGCTTGTTTTCTTGTTGCTCTAACTGCATTTTGTCTCTCTTCGAGATCTGCAGCAGAATCTACAGCGTTTAATTGTGCGTCAGTTGGTTTAGCGATTGCAAGATTCCATTCTTTAATGTATGGGCCTTGGCCATTGCTATCATCCTGAAGCAAAACGTCTGCCATAAAGTCTACAGAAGTAACACCGTTATCGGATGCGTACCTCTTGATTTTGCTTGATAGTGATGCCATAGTTTTTCTCCTTATTTTATTGTTTATATTATGATTTGGTTGGAAATACAACTAAAACTCATTTTGTTCTTAAATTGTGCCATAGTTTTACCTCCTTAATTTTATGTATCGTTTAATTTAATAAATCTTAATGAACTTAAATTTTGTCCAGATTGTAAATTTGTGTTTGCGTTTCTAGCATTACATCTAAATTTAACTTTGTAATTTGATGTATCTTGACAATCAAAAATATAAACAAAAGTCATATAATAAAAAGTGTTTGCTCCCATATCTTCATCTTTAACTTGTCTTTGTGTCATTATTGCTCTTGAGTAAGATGAGTTGTTAGTTGTAGCTTCTAATAATGAATAAGGATAATCTTGGTCTCCTTGAGTGTAACAATTTACTGTAGATGAAATTTCCCAATATCCTGTAGATGGAAAAGTCCAAATACCAGAACTAACAGACATTCCAGTTCCTTTTTGTGCAAAACTAAAATCATTATATCTGCTCCAAGCAGTAATTAATGTTTCTGCATTATTTCCTAAAGCAGTAGTACTATCAACATACCAAGCATCGATTTCTGATATTTCTTTACCAGCACCAGTTACAGTTCCTGTGAAATCGTAGTCCGAAGCTTCGTTTAATTGAGTGGGTCCTACTGCGTCTGTTGTTATCGATGCTGATTTTACTTTACTTATTGCCATCTATACTCCTATCAATGCTTTCACTTCTGCTTCGGTTAATCCTAAGTCTAAAAGTTTTTGTTTGCCAGATGCTTTCTTAGTTTCTTTTGCTATAGCTTCTGCATCTTCGTTATTATTTAATTCTGTAAGTTTAGATTGAATATCTGTTTTAGAAATTTCAACAGTTCCATCTAACCAATCTATTTCTATAGTATCAATTTCTGAACCTCTAGTAACAACTTTTGCGTTAGGATTTATTGATAATATTGCGTCTATTACTTTTGCCATTATGCTGAAATCTCCATTAAAGTTATAATTGATGTTTCTCCACCTGTTCCTTGAACACCTACATTTGCAGTATTATTTCCATTTGAAAATTGAGTTTTGTATGTAGTCGCTGATGTAGTCGCTGGAGAATCAAGATACATTGTTCCCACAGTTCCTATTGAGTTTGATATTGCAGAATTAGTGTAGGTTACATTGTTTCCAAAAGTAGTTATTACACTTGCTCCTCTTAATAATTTTAAAACCATTTGGTTTCCAGAATTAGCTGCTGATTTATCACAACCATTTTGAAATACAGTTACTAAAACTTTATTTGAACTTGAACTTGGAGTTATTGATGCAGATAAAGTTGTGTCAATTAAAGTATTTGATGAACTTCTTGTTTCTGTAGAAGTAGAACCTTGAACAACTTGTAAAACTTTTCCACCTCCAGCTTCTGCAAAAGTATTATCTCCTCTTAAAAAAGTTGTAGCATCTTTAGTTCCTGTTGCTGTTAGCTTGGCAAGTGAAACAGAACTGTCAGCTAGTTTAGCAGTTGTAACAGCATCATCTGCAATTTGTGAAGTGCCCACTGACCCTGCGCCAGGTGCATTTGTTGCAGTTGCTCTACCTAGAAATACACAGTACATTTCATCTGTACCATTAACCAATGCTGCTGATAGTGTAAGGGTAGTTCCTGTTGCAGTATAAGCTTTACCGGATCCCGGCTCTTGGACAATATTGTTTACAACAAGTCTAATATCATTTTCGTTCGTAACGCTATGATCTAATGTGTAAACAGTTTGTGAATTGACAATTGTGAATACTTGTCTTTCAAAGCTTATGAAACTTCTAGCGGGAGAGTTGCCTAAGTATGCCATAATTCTCCTATGTACTTATATCATCTACAGCGCCAACAACAGTATCTAAAGAAGATGCAGTGTCTGATTCAACAAACAATTGATCTCCTGAAGCAAGTACTATCTTTGAGCCTCCGTCAATTAGTTCTAATGATCCGCCTGATACGATCGGTGCATTTTTAATTAAATAATAATCCAAAGATGATCTTTTGATATATGCATCAACTTGAATCGTTGAAGTAGTAATGTTCGCCAGTCTAATACTAATTAAAGTATCAAAACTATCTGCGGCTCCGTCTAAAACATCAACTGCTGTTACGCCTGTTTCTCTTTTTAAATAATTTCTGAAATTTTGTGCCATAATTTATTCCTTATACTACAAGGCGATTGACATTGCAATCACGAACCCTGCTGTTACTCCTCCACTCTCTGCCCATTCAGGTGCTGTTGCTCCTGAATTTACTTGAAGAATTTGACCAGCTGTTCCTAAAGCTAAACGAGCTGGAGTGTTAGCTGCTGATGCGTAGGGTACATCTCCTTGAGTTGTTAATACCATATCAATTGTTTTGTCTGCAGGAAAAGTACAGAATACATCTAATGTACTTGTTCCACCTGTATTAAAATTTATTTTACTAGTATCACCTGCAGAGTTACTTAAAACTGTATCTCTTTGTAAAGTTGTAGACGCTGAAAGAGTTCCTAAACCTACTTCAAAGTTGTTAGTGCCTTGTTCAAAGATAGCATAATAAGTAGTATTGGAAGTTCCAATACCACTATTAAATGTTAAAAAACCAGTAACCGCACCTGCAAGCGTAATATCACCTGTTCCTTGTGTTGTACTAGTTTCTTTTACTCTGTCGTTTAAAACCAAAGCCATAAATTTTTTCCTTAACTCATACTAATAATTGCATTAGCAGGTGTAGCAGGATCAGGAAACGTAACAGTAAAAGTACCGTTCGTTGCTGTCTTGTCGCCACCAAAATCTAAAACCACTACTAATCTATTTTGTGTACCATCAACTGTATCATTATTATATATCGCTGCAAAGGCTGCAGTGAAAGTTGCTGAAGTATAACTAACATTATCAAAGTCTACTGAAGCAACAGCTGTACTAGATGCAACTCCATTATTAGTTAATGTTTTTACAGAATAGTTAGAACTTCCACCTGAACTTACTTCGCCATTTCCAGTTCCTAATAAAGCAACTGTTGATGCATCGGTATAAGGGTTAGTTGTATACAAAGAAATTTTAAAAGTGTTTCCTCCAGAAGCTTGAAAGTCGTGTTGACCAGAGAAGAGAGCACCTCTAAAACTATTTGGTATTATGTTTGCCATATTGTTTTATCTCCTTAATTAACTTGATGGTGGTTTAACGTTAAGTTGAGCGCGAACTTCACCATCTTGATATTCGTCTCTGCGTCTGATACCGATTTGTTCGATAGCGTACGATTCTAATGCTTGATTAA